TGTGTTTCAAGGTTATTATGTAACCTTTCTAATTTTGCATACACTCTGCCTTGACTAGCTGGTACTGGTACAACAAGATCTATGTCAAACAACCATAAATTAGGGTATGCTGAACATTCCACATTTTTAGTAGACAACATCCCTCTATCATCTAAATACTCTTTTTTCGGCTTTGGAGTAATTATAAAGGGGAATCTTCTTTGGGCTGCAGATGGACAAGAAAAGTATGAATAAGCATTTAAATGTTTAACATTAGTTGTGGCTATGACTAGCTTTCCCTTAAAAGGCGTATTACCTTTGTTTTCTAGTGAAGCTTGATCTGGACAAAATGCTTGATTATTCATGACTTGAATGATGTTATCTAGAGATTTAGAATCCTTCAAATCAGGGTGTTCATTAGCTACATCATCTAATATGAGAGTATGACATGATGTAACAAAACCGTCCCAATATTTAGCTGCTGGATTAACTGTATATCTAAATTCCGATTTTGTAGATAAATTTTCATGCTTGGCAAAATAAGTTGCTAACATAGCTGTGACAGTGGTTTTTCCTATACCTGAATCTCCATAGATCAATATTCCAAAAGGAGCTTTTCTATTTCTTCTAGCTGCTGAGCGAGTGTTCAAATCATCACGCATCATTAACATTTTATTGAGAGTTTCTTTAATGACAGTCTTTTCATTACTATTTAAACAATAGGAATATTTGTCAATACTCGTCAATTTTTCTATTGTGTCATCAAGTTCAGCTCGAAAACCACTTTCTGTAAATCCATGATCTTCAGGATTGCTCAATAGCGGTAATTTCCTAGTTAAATCTCTGCAAGAATCATAAATCTTTTTATATTGACCTCCAGAATGAAAAATTGTGTTTATGTCACCAGTTTTGTATACCTGATAACCTCTTTCTACAATAAATAATATAGTTTCACAAAGTACATAAAAGAAACTAGATACATTACTATATTTTCTTTTCAAAGCTGCTTTTTCCATAACTGAATAATTTAAGAAGTCCATAGAAATTCCCAACTTATCAAAAATGGATAAACTAATCATATATAAAACACATTGATGTAATTTACTAACAATTGGACTAGAGAAGATATTTTTCATACCACTCAAACCCGCACGAATATTATCTAAATTGTCTTCAAAACTTTG